GGAAACCTGTGGTACCGGCCGCTAACGCAGGAGCTGGTACCGAGACCCCAGCCAAGATCGGGACTAGCATGAATCAGTTGATTCGGCAAGCTTCGGGAAGGGTTGGGTAGTCTAAGAGAGGAAAAGGAACCATGCCGTACAATAGTGTTATCACTCGGGTGAATGCCACGGCACTGATCCCTGAAGAGGTGTCGCGAGAGATCGTTCAGGGTGTAGCTACGACAAGCTTGGTGATGCGGCTCGCCCGTCGTTTGCCGAACATGAACCGCTCCCAGCTGCGCATGCCCGTGCTTTCCGCGTTGGCGTTGGCGTACTTCGTCGACGGCGACAAGGGCCTGAAGCAGACCACCTCGCTTGAGTGGGAGAACAAGTACGTCAACGCCGAAGAGATCGCCTGTATCGTTCCGATCCCAGAAGCCGTGTTGGACGACGTCGACTACGATATCTGGTCGGAGGCACGCCCTCGCATCATCGAGGCGATCGGCCAACTCTTCGACCTCGCTGTGTTCAACGGTACTGCCGCGCCAGCCCTTTGGCCGCAGAACATTACGGCGGCAGCCGCAGCAGCGGGTAACAACGTCGCCCTCGGAACCGGCGCGGATATCTACGACGATATCATGGGCGACACAGGAACGTTGTCGACGGTCGAGGCTGACGGGTTCGTTCCGAATGGCCACGCCGGCGTTATCGCTGTTCGCGCATTGCTACGAGGCTTGCGCGATGCGAACGGTGTTCCAATCTTTGTACGCTCGCCTCAGGAGGGCGGAGGGTACGAGTTGGACGGGTCGCCAATCACGTTCGCGAACAATGCAGGAATGAACGCGGCGGCCAGCTTGTTGATCTCTGGCGACTGGTCGCAGTTGGTGTACTCTATCCGTCAGGACATCACCTGGAAGATCCTTGACCAGGCTGTCATCACGGATGCAGCCGGCAACATCGTCTACAACCTGCCTCAGCAGGATATGGTCGCTTTGCGCGCTGTGATGCGGTTGGGTTGGCAAGTGCCAAACCCGATCAACATCGTTCAAGCGACCGAAGCCAACCGGTACCCGTTCGCAGTACTGACGCCGTAACTGTGGGCCGTCTTCGGACGGCCTCAGTTCTCACTTTCGAGGGCGTAATACGCCCATAGGAGAAGCACGTATGCCTTTGTACCCGTACGACTTGACGAAGGGTCAGCTGCTCAAGACCGACGAAGGGTCCGAAGATCGAGGCTTCATCGCGCACTTTGAGGCAGCAGCAGCAGCCGCATTGGTCGCGAACGGGTATGTCGCGTCAACTAACATGATTGTGGGTGCCTATACGTTGGCACTCACGGCTCCAACCGACGGTCACGCGCACGGCGTTTCACTGGAACGTACGGTAGTTGGCGCAGCGGACACTCCAGGTACGGTCGTCGTTGTCGGCACGGATCTCGCCGGCGATGCACTTACCGAGACGATAATCCCCGGAGCCCACGCTACACCTGTGTACGGTGCCAGAGCGTTCGCGACCGTTACGTCGATCACCGGCGTGGGCTGGGTGATCAGCGAAGCCAACGACACAATCGTGGTAGGTTGGTTCGACCTACTCGGTCTGCCTCATATGCTTACGCGTAACACCGTGTTGTGCACTTTCCTCAACGATGCACTTGAGGGAACGGCACCGACGGTTACCGTAAGCGCTACTGTGTTGGCCGCAAACACAGTGGACCTGAACACGGCACTCGATGGCAACGACGTGGATGTCTACTATATCGCGTAGTGTCCTCGGGTCAACCAAAGAACGACGTTGAACCTTTAAGGAGGTTTCAGTATGACGGTAGCACGAAACTACGAAGGCCGTAGTGGCAGGATGGTTGTCGACATCACCGGTCACGCAGCGTTGGCAATCGGTGGCGTCAAGAATCCTGAGGGCGTTCAGGTGGCGATCCTGAGAACGACGCTCCACGTCATTACGCCAAGTACTGGTGCGGCAAACATCAACATCGGGGTCGGCGCAGCTGTGGATACGGATGCGACCGACATCATCAACGCGTTGGCGATGGGCGGCGCAATCACAGGCAAGTGGTACAACGGGAATGCGCCGCAAGCCACCGCCAAAACGGAGATCACCGAGCCGCTGTGGGGAGCGACGCAGTTCGTCACGTTTACCGGCTCGGCTACGACCGCAGGCCTGGTTGCGCGGTTGTACATCGAGTACGTCCGTCTGTAAACGTCGCGTGGGTATACGGGCCGAGCTTCTGCGGTTGCCTCCCCCCGCACCCAAAGAAGCTCGGTCCTGTCCAAAGGAGAACGATCTATGGCGCTAGAAACGTTAACAGTACAGATTGTGTCGCGAGTCGGCGCGAAGGTCAACCTACAATCCGTCACAATCGCGAACGGCTTCCAGTTCCCGAACAATGGCAAGACAGTCTTGTACTTCGAGAACGACGCGGCCGATTGCACGCTGACCTTTACCATTCCGGTTGCAGTCGATGGTCAAACAGGCCTGACGCGCGTTATCGATGTAACCGCAAACGAGAAGTGGATCATGGGGCCGTTCCCAGTCGATCAATACAGCGATGTGGACGGATACGTGTTCTGCACACCCGAGCAAGACATCGCATCCCTTATCGCCGCGATAACGCTGTAGGGAGGTCTTTCTATGGCACTAGAAACCCTAGCAGTCCAACCAATCACCAGATCAGGCAAAGTGGTCACCAGAGTACCGATCACTACCGTAGGAGGCGTTAACTTTGCGAACAACGGCAAAACGTTCCTGCTTGTTCTGAACGACGCCGGCGCCTTGCTACTCACTTTCACCATCACTGTGTACGTTGATGGCCAGACGGGCCTGACTCGTCCGGTTACGGTAACTGCTGCCGAGGACTGGACTATCGGGCCATTCCCCGTCGATCAATACAACGATGCGAATGGGATGGTGTACTTCGTGCCCGACGCGAACTTGGCGGCTGCGGCCGTAGCTGCAGTATCGTTGTAGCGCGAAAGGGAGGAGCGAACGATGGCGGCGACTGCGGCACAAATCGCGCAAGTCAAGCGAATGACGGACACTGTAGAGTCTTCGTTGTACACCGATGTCGTGATAGGGGAGTACATCGAACGCTACCCGTTGCTTGATGAGAGGGGCGAGGTCCCTTACACGTGGAATGTTGGAGCACGCCCGCCAACGAAAGTCGTCAACCTATACTGGATCTCTACATACGACCTGAGTGCGGCTGCTGCGGATGTCTGGGGCGAGAAGGCTGGTGGTAGGGTTGACGACTTTACCTTCAGTGCGGACGGGGCAAGCTATACCTTGTCAGACGTCATCAAGCACTATCAGGAGCGTGAGCGGTACTATAGAGGTCGTCGGGCGGTGACCGCAGCGCGGCTACATATGTCTCCTGAGCCGCTTTTGCCGTTGGAAGAGTCGTACATAGGTAACGTGAACGATCCACTGGAGTAACGATGCTTCCTTTTCGCTCAAGCACGCTAGTTCGGATGCGTGAAGTACAAGACGCGCACATGCAGGATGTCTGTCACATTCTCACGTACGATACGACGTGGGAGGACGTTGACGACTACGGCATTCCAGTCGACGAATACCTCACTGAGGTGGAAACGATCTGTGGACTGAAGCTGTATTCGCCAAAGGAAATCCACGCAAGCGGAGAAGTGCCAGTGATCCTCGGAGAGTTGCGCCTTCCTATTGGTACGGAGGTCGACACACGCAGCCGAGTAAGCATTGTGGAGCGATACGGCGAAACTCTCACGGAGCCGATGTTGTTCGACATCACGGGACCTGTCAGGCGTGGGCCGTCTGGCCTTGTTGTTAACCTACGTGCGGTGGACGAAGAAGCCGCAGGAATGCACAACAAGCGTCGAGAGGACGAATAGGAATGGCCGAAGGCAAAGTGAACTGGTATGAGCAGGACGCGCTGCTTCAGGTAGACGCCGCAAGCGCCGAGTTGGTAACGAAGCTGGCGTTCCTTGTCGAAGGCTATGCAAAGGTCAACGCCAAGGTCGACACGGGCTTTATGCGGAACGCGATCTATACCATCCCAGCTCGTGGCCGTCCTAGGGAGACAGGCCCTTCTAGTGGATCGTTCAGAAGCAAGGCGACCGGAGAGATGGTTGAACGGAAACGAGTAAGCGGAGTGCCGCAAATCCCTGACGGCTACGCTGCAGTCCATTCTGCGGCAGAGTACTCGATCTATAGGGAAGTGACAGACCACTTCCTGTACAACGCGCTCGTTAAGGTTCGGTTGGTTGCTCCGGGCGTCATCCGAGGCGTAGGTAAGTCACTATGATCGATGCTCTTGGGCTGATACGCAAATACGTACATCAGCGTCCGACCGTTGTCGCTCTAGTCGGCAAGCGTATCTGGGCTGGCCGTACGTACCCGCCAAAGGGGTACAAACCCGATCAAGGCCCTGCCTTGGTATTCCAAGTCCGAGGCGGCGCGTTAACATACGAGGACGACCACGTCTTTGCCTCAGTCCAGTTCAAGTGTTACGGCCTCACAGAGGTCGACGCAAACGAGCTCTATAGTGCGCTAGTTACCGACGTTCACGCGGCAACTGGAGTAAGTGCTACGATAAGGCACGCCGAGCTTGAGGGATTGGGCACGACTTTGGAAGAGCCCGACTCGGAATGGGTCTACGTGCTCTGTTACGTGAACTTTATGATCCGCGCATCAGGAGGCATCTAAATGGCTGATCCAGTAGTTGCAAACATCGAACACTCGGGCGCTGTTCTGTGGGTCTCTGCGGTGGGTATCGCCATTCCAGACGAAACGACGGTTGCCTACGGCGGCGCGTGGCCTGCTGGGTGGGCTCGCGTAGGCTTCACAAAGGCTCCGTGGACCGAGGCCTACACTTCGGAAGAGTTCGACATCGAAGTCGAGGAGCACCTGGCACCGGTCAAGCGTCGCAGGGTACGTGAAGGACTCATCTGGGAGACGGTCTTGGCAGAGATCACCGCCGCGTATCGCTTTA